TTCGCTCCGACGTATTTGCTAAGGCAATTGATAAGCAGATCGCAGACTTAATTCTTGATGACGAGCTACTCGCATCAGCGCACGACGAGATCGAAGGTACACAACGCGCTGTCGGCCAATTTACTGAAGTCGTAGAGAATGGCGGCTGATACCGATCACGCTCGCGCTGTCATTGCACGGGCCGAGCGTCATCAACGCAGGCTGGCGCAGGCGCTTGCAGAGCTAGATCAAGAGATCATCCAGCTTATGTCTGGCGCTCCATTGCGTGATGGGCAACTGTTCGACTTAGAGTGGGCAGTTAACGCACGCGCTGAGATTGCATCGGTTGTCCGCGAAAAGTACCTGACAGAGATTGACGACATACTGAGGGAATACGCAACCGTGGCGGCAGAGGCGCAAGCCATGCTCGGCAACTACACGGCATTCGCACAGCTAGACAGCGCAGTCGTCAGTCAGTTGCAACAGCTTACGTTTAACGGCTTCGAGGCGCTGGGGGAAGAGTTCATCGAGGAGGTGGCGACGCAGGTATACAAGAACACCTTAACGGGCGCGAGCTTTGCTGATAGCGTACAGCAGATACGCAACAGTGTAGACGCCGATCTAGGGCGATACGCACAGGTGGCATTGCACGACGGCCTAATGGACTTTGACAGATCAATTACGGCTAATATGTCACTAGGCGCAGGCGCAACAAGGTTTAAGTATTACGGCCCTGACGACAGCAAAACTCGCGAGCATTGTGACAAGCACGTCGGCAAGACGATGACGATTGAAGAGATTAACGAAGCGTGGAGCGGCGAGTGGAGCGGCAAGCGCGAAGGTAGCCCGTTTGTTGTTGGAGGCGGGTATAATTGCAGACACAGATTTCGGCCTGTCTTTGAAGGAGAGTAAACATGCCTTACCACAAGAAAGACAAAAAGAAGAAAAAGCGCAAATCACGCTAATTTGATACAATTAACCCTACTCGTAAGAGGATACGTTACATGAGCGATGAAATCATGGTTGAAGCGGTGACTGAGCCCGTAGCTGAAGAGCAAGAAACTCAGGAAACTAAGACATTCACACAAGAAGAGTTAGATCGAATCGTGTCTGATCGGATTGCCCGCACTAAGCGGCAAGTCGAAAAGAAATACGAGGATATCGACGTAAACGAAGTGCGCCAACTGTTGGCCGAAAGGCAACAAGCTGAGTTAGAGCAACAGAAGGATCGCGGTGAGTTTGAATCTATCTTGCGTAATACAGTCGAAAAGAAAGATCAGGAAATACAGGGCTACAAGTCACGCCTAGAGGCTACCTTAGTCGATGGTGCGTTACTGACAGCCGCAAGCAGAAACAATGCTGTATCAGCAGAGCAAGTTAGTCAGTTGCTGAAAGGCTCCGTTAAGCTATCTGAAGATGGCTCAGTTGAGGTTTACGATACTAACGGGACGCCAAGGTATAACGACAAAGGTGAACTGCTGACAGTCGATGAGCTTGTATCTGATTTCCTAACGGCTAATCCACATTTTGTGAAGGCATCGCAGGGCGGCGCTGGATCAATGGGAGCGGCTGGAGGTGCTACGCCGAAACCTATGTCGGCGGCTGACATGCTAGCTAACTACGATAAAGGCGGAAAAGCCGCTTTTCGTGAGTACAAGCTGGCGCAAAAAGCTAACCGCTAACTTATAGGAGACTTTCATCATGGCGGCTACTACTTCAACAACATTGGACGATCTGTTCGCAAATATCATCCTTCAAGCACGTTTCACTGCTGAAGAAGAATCACTCATGCTTGGCCTCGTAACTCGTTACGACATCGGCAACCAAGCAGGTAAGACTGTACAAGTACCTAAGTACCCAGCAATCACCGCAGGCGCTTTGACTGAAGGCACTGATATGTCTTCAACAACTGTGTCTACTACTTCGCAGACAATCACTGTCTCTGAAGTTGGTGCGCAGGTTATCTTGACTGATCTTGCGGCTATGGGTGCTGGTAACCCTGCTGAAGAGCTTGGTACTGTATTGGGTAACGCAATTGCTACTAAGATCGACAAGGATCTTATTGCTCTGTTTGACGGCTTCTCTAGCTCGCTAGGTGGTGCAGGTACAGAGATCACTGTCGCCGACTTAATGAAGGCGGCTGCGACTCTTAAGACAAACAAGGCACGCGGCCAAATGGCGGCGGTTGTACACCCTTGGCACGCTTACCAGTTGAAAGCAAACCTCACTAACACGTTTGTTAACCCTAACGGTGGTGACTTGCAGAACGACGCAATGCGAAACGCGTTTGTCGGCCAGATCGGTGGCATCGACATCTACGAGTCTAGCAACGTGTCTATCGACGGTTCAGATGATGCGAAAGGCGCGGTATTCGTACCAGAAGCCCTCGCTATCGCTATGAAGCGTGACTTCAACCTTGAGACACAGCGTGACGCCTCTCTCCGTGCGTTCGAGCTAAACGCTACTGCCATCTACGGCGTTGGCGAGCTTGATGACGACTATGGTGTTGAGTTGCTGTTTGACGCGGCTCAGTAAGAAGTACGGCGGCCCTTCGGGGCCGCTTTTCTCTAGGGGATTACATGCCTGTCATCTATCGTGGTGAGCGTTTCGCAGACTACAATCGGCCAAAGAAAACGAGGAATCATCCTACAAAGTCGCACGCGGTTTTGGTTAAAAAGGGTGACACCATTCGTTTAGTTCGCTTTGGCGCACAAGGCGCGAAAACGTACCCACCGACAGAAGGCGAGTCAGCCAAGTCAAAAGCAATGCGCAAGGCATGGTATGCGCGGCACGGCAAAACCCTAGCAAACGCAACCGTATTCGATCCCATTTATTGGGCGGCTAAAGTGAAGTGGTGAGCAAATGGCATTTTCTGTAGACACTGATCTAACCGATCTCATCCCTGACATCTTAGAGTTTGGCATCGACACGTTTGCCGATGAACACGCAAGAGCGCAGGCCGACATAGAGCGCGAGATCCGTAATCGCTGGTGGCACCGCAAGGGCATCAAAGGCGAGATGGACGCGAGCTATCTGACTGACTCGCAGTGGACGCGATCAGCGGCCTACCTTGTATTGTGGAAGTACGCGTTACCCCAGCTAACCAACTGGGTAGACGACGACAGATTTTTGCGCATGATTGATTTCTACAAGGTGCGCTACGGTGAGGAGCTAGATGCGATCTTTGCTGACGGTGTAGAGTACGACGCAGACAACGACGGCACTGTCACCGACAAAGAAAAAGAAGTTATTGCACTGAATCGGCTAGATAGATGATACGAGTACGCACTAACCCACTGCGCCTAGAGCGAGTCACTAAAGACATCGCGAAGGACATCGAGGCCAGCAAGAAGCTGGCTATGACGCGCACGGTGTTAGCTGGCGTTGAGATCATCGAAGACAGGACAAGTAAAGGGCGCGGGATCAACGGGCCTTTTAAGCGCTACTCTGAGGCATGGGCGCGCATCCGTAAGGATCTGGGCAAAACCAGCGCTACACCTAACCTTGAGTTTGGTTATGAGCGCGTCGGCAATCAGTTTAAATCACGGCCCTCTATGCTATCGGCAATGCAAGGCAGAGCAGACAGCAAGAAAAGCGGTATTATCTTTTTCACTAATCGTGAGGCTGGTAAACGTGCGGCGTTCAACAACAAGTCGCGTCCCTTCTTTGGCTTTAACGGTAAAGAAGAGCGCAGGCTGGCTGACGTGTATTTGTCAGGTATTAAAATTAAGGATCGGCGGCGATGAGTGTTAGAGAGAATGTAGCGGCCAATTTGGTAACGCAACTGAAGGCAATCACAGCGCCTGTAATTAAAAAGGTAACGCGAGAGCCTTTCGACTTCGATAAGCTATCTAACGCACAGTTTCCCGCAATACTCGTAAGGACAGCCAACGAAACGCGCGAGGATGCTAGTTTAGGTGGTAGCGCAACAAGCAGACAGGCGACGATTGAATACGAATTAGTTTGCTTCGTAAAGCACAAGAACATCGACACGGCGCGCAATCAGTTGATTGAGGCAATTGACGAAAGGCTGGACATCGACAGGACGCGAGGCGGGCACGCCATTGATACGCAAGTTATTAGCGTTGAGGTGGATGATGGTACAATAGATCCTATTGGCGGCGTGATCGTCACGGTACAAGTTGAATATTTTTACACACGCGGAAATGCGTAACAGGAGAAAGTAAATGGCAATCGCAAAAGGTTCTAGCGGTGTAGTAAAGATCGCTATTCATGATGGAACAGTCGGGGCAGTCGGAGAGATTCGCTCGTTTAGTGTTGACGAAACAGCAGACACTTTAGACGTAACAACTATGGGCGCAACAGCCAAAAGCTATCTTAATAGCTTGACTGATGGCACCGTTACAGTTGATGCCCTCTGGGACAGTGCAGACGCACAACAGCTTATTTTTGACGTAGGCGCACACGTTGACTTTGAGATCCACCCCGAAGGTGTTGGTACTGGCAAAATGTACACGGGCGAAGCCTTTGTTACTTCAAAAACAGTATCAGGCTCTTACGATGGAATCGTTGAGGCGTCATTTAGCGCTCAAGTTTCTGGTGGTGTTACTGAGGCCGCAAGCTCGTGAGTCTAGCTAAAGAGCTTCGTAAGCGTCGCACTCAGTCGCGGCGCAAGATCGAAGTTGCTGAGTGGGCCGATGACGATGGGGCTTTCGTCTTATACTGTCGGCCTATTACCTGCTACGACTTAAACGAACTGCAACGCAAGCACCCTGCTGTTTTGCAGAATCCAAGCATTGCTAGCATGGTTGACTTGATTGTTATGAAGGCAGAGTCACAGGACGGTGAGCGCCTGTTTACTGCGGCAGACGATAGAGTCGAGCTGATGGCAGAGGAGACAACCGTTGTTTCCGAAATCGCTAACCAGATGTTTGGCACCATTGAGTCCGTGGAGGACTTAGCAAAAAACTAAAGGCCGATCAGTCTAGGATGAATTTAATTGCCTTGGCTGATCGGTTACATAAGACGATAGAAGAAGTCGAGCAGATATCGGTTACTGAGTTCCACGAGTGGCTCGCTTACTTCCAACTGATGAGCGAGCAAGCTGATGGCGACTCAAGACGTTAAGATTCGAATTACCGCCCTAGATAAAACGTCTGGGGCTTTGCGTAATATCGGCAACGGACTTCGCGGCCTAACTAAACCTTTGTTAAATATGCGCACGGCGTTAGTCGGTGTCGTTGGTGCTGGCGGCATCGGCTTACTCGTTCGACAGTCTTTAATCGCTACCGATTCACTTGCAAAGACAGCCAGCAAAATTGGCACGACTACTGAAGCCCTAAGCGCCCTGCAATATGCAGGCCAAATTACAGGCGTAGAAGTCAATACGATGAATATGGCGCTTCAGCGGTTTACCCGTAGAGCGTCAGAGGCGGCTGTTGGCACTGGTGAAGCTAAGGGCGCTATTCGCGAGCTAGGTATCGACGCTAGACAGTTGGTGCGATTGCCGCTCGATCAACGGATGCTTGTACTTGCAGACGCGTTTTCCAATGTAGAAAACGAATCCGATAAACTGAGACTTGCGTTTAAGCTGTTCGATTCAGAGGGTGCGTCGTTAGTTAACACGCTTGGACTCGGCAGAAATGGCTTGGCTGATTTGCTGGGTGAGGCTCGCAAGTTGGGCGTAGTTATGTCCTCAAACGCGGCTGACGGCGTTGCAGAAGCTAACGACGCGTTATTCCGAATGCAGTCTTTGTTCGGTGGGATTGTTAAACAAACAGTAGCCGCATTAGCTCCAGCGATATCGGCACTGGCTGATCTTGTCACTAACAAAGTGCTCACTAGTTTCGACGATGCGAATACAGGCGTACAGGATTTTGCCAAGGCATTAGCGACTGATGTTATTAACGGCATTTCTGCAACGATCCAAGGTTTTGAAAATTTAGTTAATGGCCTGATTGGTGCGGCTAATGATCTTATTAAGATAAAAGCGCAACTGACAGGATTTTTCACGGCTGACGACGAAAAGAGCGCTGTACAGCTACGACTAGCAATCGAAGGCGTAAACGAAAAAATAGCTCATCAGCAAAAGCTAATAGACAGTCAGATAGGCAGAAATAAACAAGCCGCAGAAACAATACAAGCACGATACATAAAAGAGAAAGAGTCGCTCGAGGAGCTGTTGCGACTTAAGCAAGAAAACGGCGAACTAGATTTAATCGACGAAGTTTCGTTTCAGTCGTATTTGACAATACTTGATGGCGTCGGCGCGAAAATTAACAATGTTACGAATGCAACAAAGGGACTGGCACAAAGCACACAAGAAGAGCTTCCAACAGCCTTTGACAGTTTTTTAGCGAATCTAAAGCGAACAAGAGATTTAGCGTCTGACATTACTCCACAACTAGAAGGCTTGGGAGATCAGGCTATTCGCGGTTTGGGCGATTCATTTACAGCCGCAATCACAGGCGCACAAAATTTTAGCGACGCTATTAAGTCTATGGCTAAGTCAGTCATCGACAGCCTTATTAAAATACTGGTTCAGAAGTACCTCGTTGATGCGGCCTTCGGCGCGATCACAGCAGGCTTTGGTGGCGGCGGCACTACAACTTCAGGCGGCGGTGGCGGCGGGGGTACAGGTAATTTTGCGGGTAGCTTTAACGGAGGAGGCTTTACTGGCTACGGTGCTAGAGCTGGCGGTGTAGATGGTAAAGGCGGTTTCCCTGCTATCCTACACCCTAACGAATCAGTAATAGATCACACGAAAGGCCAAGGCCAAGGCGTTACTATTGTGCAAAACATTAACGTCACGACAGGCGTACAGCAAACCGTACGCGCTGAGATAGCTAATCTACTGCCTCAGATTAGTAACGCGGCAAAATCGGCTGTGGCAGACTCTAGGATGCGTGGCGGTGGCTTTAGTAAGGCAATGGTGGGTGCATAATGGCGGCGTTTCCTGATATCGGCTTTACCTCGATGACGATGCGGCTTCGCTCTGCAACGTCAGTTAGTCAATCGCCTTTTACTTTCGATCAGCAAACCTATCAGCACCAAGGCGTAAGGTGGGAGGCTGAGGTGACACTGCCGCCTTTGACTAGGACAGATGCGAAGCAAGTCGAGGCGTTCTTTGCGTCACTGCGAGGACAGGCAAACACATTTACGATGGGCAATCCTCTGCACAATGTCACGGCTGTCGGCACGATTACTAGCGGTGCTCGTAACGCGACAACGGTGACGGGATCGGTAACGGGTGCTGTAGCTGGCGACTACTTTGAGGTTAACGGCGTCCTGTACATTATTACTGAGCTAGCAGAGTCTACTTTTGACATTATGCCACCGCTACGAACGGCGATCACTGCTACTACCTCGATGGACTTTTCACTGCCTAAAGGCTCATGGCGACTTGCGTCTAACGAGATTGAGTGGAGCATAAACCAAGCCAGCTTGTATGGCTTTACCTTTGCGTGCGTTGAGGCGATATGAGTAGAGAACTAACAACGGCGATGAAGTCGGCAGTTACTGCCGATTTAGTCCGTCCTATTACGCTTGTGCAATGTGCATTTGATAGCGGCGATCTAAACCTGTGGAGCGGCATCGGTAACCTAACGGTGGATAGTGTTGAGTATGTTGGCGCAGGTACGCTGTTGCAGATT